GAGGCAGGAAGGCATGAGAAGTGTAATTATTCACATAGAGACCATGTTAAAGCAAGACCCTAATAAAGTGAAAGGAATATCAAATGAGCGATGAAACCGCCTCCGAAACAACGGAACAAGCGACAACTGAAACAACTCCGGCAAGTCTTATAGGTTCTGACGGTGTATTAGTAAAGGACTGGCAGAAGCAAGCCCCCGAAGGTTACGAAGACTTACGGGAAGACAAGACGTTAGCGACGGTAAAGAATTTCTGGGACTTCAGTAAATCTCACGTACACATGAGAAAACAAGTCCCGGTGGATAAGATGCCCCGTCCCACCGATAAATGGGGCGACGACGACTGGAACGAATTTCATAAAGCCGGCGGCCGGCCTGAGACCGCTGCCGATTACGGTATAAAGCGCCATGAAAAAATACCCGAAGAGGCCATGACTGATGAAATGATTACCGGCTTTCAGGACTTGTTCCACAAGATAGGACTGAGCCAGAAGCAGACCGACGCTATAGTCGAATACAACGACGGCCTGACTTTGAAGAAGATGGAAGATATGGCTGGCGCCGACGGCGACCGGCATAATGTTATGATGGACTCTCTGTATAAAGAGTTCGGGCAGGCCACAGAGCAGAGGACTCGGTGGAGTAACGGCGCTATTGAAAGGGGCGTTAAGGGTAATGAGGAACTAAGAGCGTTCATTCAGGAGAAGATGAACACCGAGAACGATATTGTTCCGTGGTCGGTTTTCCTCTCGAATATAGAGTCGAATTTCGCAGAGCACGGTGCATTTGAAGACCCGACAATAGATACGCCTAAAAACATACAGGCACAGATAGCGGAAATAATAGCTGACCCCAAATACTCTCATGTAGATATAAAGGTGCGTCAGCCCTTAATTGATAAGGTACAAAGACTCTATGCGCAATTAAATAAAAATGCTGTAGTCGGTCAAATGACACAGCAGTAATACGGACAAGCCTCACATGGCCCCGGAAAACGGTGGTAGCCCACCCGTGAACAACGCCATGTAGGAGTGGCCCTCATTGGACAACCTCTCCGTTAAAGTGAAGTAATGTAAATGGAAAGGTATTCTAATGAGTCAGCAGATACCAGTAGCCTTTGTTGACCAGTTCAAGGCGAACCTTCTGATGTTAAGTCAGCAGAAGCCGTCTAAGATTCGGCACACGTGCCGGATGGAACCGGTAACAGGGGATACAATGTTCGTCGAGCGTATCGGCCCGAAGGATGCACAGCCAAGGGGTGCGAGGCACGGTGAGACCCCGATTTCGGACGCCGATCACACGAGACGCAAACTATCAATGGTCGATTACGTCGTTCCCGCCGACATAATTGACAAACCCGATAAGCTGAAAATGCTTATCGACCCGCAGGGTGCTTACGTTCAGAACCAGCACTTTAGCCTGAACCGTCAGATTGACGACGTGATTATCGCCGCCATCTTCGGTGCGGCTTATGGTGGTCATACAGGTGCGACGACTATCAACAACTACGACGTAGGTGAGTGCCGTTTGATACAGTCCGATGGTACTATTCGGGTCGCTGGTAGCGACTGGTCGGACGTGACCGAGACCCCTCTGACGATTGCAAAGCTTCTGACCTGTAAGCAGCTTTTGGAAGATGCCGAGATTGACGACGAGCGGCAGAAGTATTTCCTAACCAACCCGTTCAATCTCAATCAACTTCTGAACACCACCGAGGTCAAGAGTGCGGATTACAACACGGTCAAGGCTTTAGCACAGGGTAAAGTCGATAGTTTCATGGGCTTTAACTTTATAAGGTCTACGAGGCTCCCGGCAGACGACACCGATACGGGTTCGACCAAAAGCGTTGCCTGGGTACAGGATTCTATCGTCCTGGCAATAGCAGAGGAACCAACAGTGAGCATAAGCGTCAGAAATGACCTGCTCGATTCGATACAAGTATTCTCCACACTTAGTATCGGAGCTACAAGAGTGGAAGGCCCAGCAGTTGTCCCGATTTTACTCGACACTGCGTAAATTAAAGAAAGGAGAATAAAATGTCTAAACAGTTTACAAAACCATTTAATCCTATCGAATGGCCTGCCGCTCCACACGACTTTACCGGTGACAACAATCTCGGTATTTACACTTCCGAGACGACTCAACGGTACGTCTATGGCACGAGGTACATCACCTGGGACGGTCGTGTGTATAAGTATATGAAAACGACTACTGGTGGTTGTGTTTCGTATCACGGTGTAGCCAATACGCTTCCCGCACAAACTGAATGGGTTACGGCTGTTGCTGCCGATGCCGGTGCAAGGTCTATCGTAGTAACCGATGCAACTGAAGTTGCTGAAGATTTGATGGCCGGTGCTATGATTGAGGTTTATTTCCAAACTACTGCTGACCACCCGGTTTCTTATCATATTATCGGTAATGAAGCTGGCAATGCAACAAACATCAAAATCTATCTTGAGTTCCCGCTACGCGAAGCGCTGACTACTTCTGATTCGCTTGAAATGTTCGAGAATCCATATCGAGCAGTATCGGAAGCAACTTACCAGTACGGTGCATGGATGGGTATTCCTATGGTAGTGGCCGCGACCCTTTACAACATCTGGGCGCAGACCTGGGGGCCAGCCCTTGTTAGTCCGACAAATACAACCTTGGATGACGCCGCAGCCGATGAGAGAACGTGCTATTGGAATCCAAACGCTGGCATTGCTGAGTATAACGGTGCTGGAGTTACAGCGGGCATGAACCAAATCGCCGGTTATATTCTCAATGCTGGCACTGCCGGAATTGCCGGGCCGCAGATATACCTGATGTGCAGTACTTAATATTAACCTTTGGGGCTATGTGGGGCTTCGGCCCCCGCCCCTGTTTTTTAAGGAATTTAGTTATGAAGATTGATTCAAAGACGGGCAAGAGAGTACCGCCCAGTCCGAAACCGAAACCGAAGGAAAAGTAAATGTTTCCAAATGCTCGAACAGGTTTAGTTACGGGAAATCCTCAATGTCCTAAATGTAAATCGTACATGGTCTTTCCACGAGAGAGAGACCGTGTATGGTTTTATAAATGTACGGATTGCGGTCACAAGATTATGACTAAACGAAGTTTACTTTCGAGGATAATGTTTTGGAAATCTTAAAACGAGCCAAAGGCTTTCAGTCCGGTGAAGGTGTTTCGGCCTTTGAGAGCGAAGCGAACGTCAAAGAAGAAGTGATTCGCAGGTCTCACAAGGCTGGGATTACCGAAAAGGACGGCACGCCGATAAGGAGTAACGGAGCGGGCAAGGGTGACGTACCCCGCCCCTGCAACAAGAAACGATACGACCGGAACTATGAAAGAATTTTCGGTCATAAATAAGGAGAATAATTATGGCAGGCACAGGAGTACCATTTTGGGCGTTTGAACATTATTTGACGCACAATCCCCACAAGCCGGTGGGTGGTCTGACGAATGACGATATAACGGCAATGGCCGATTTGTTTTATTCTTACAATACGACCGTTGTGGGTTCCGCACGTCCGGCTATTGATGCGGATTATACGGATTGTGACTGGCCCGATAATACTGCCGTTGCCGATGCAGGCGGCGTTCAAGCAACACGGGATCAGGTCTCAATAGATCAGGCGCGTTACCCAGAAAGTCATAGGGGGTCATAATCATGGCAATAACGACACCGACATTAGTGAATGAACTGCCTATAGCACGAAGTGGCCCGTTTGCCTTCAATAACGACGAGGATGATGCCGATGCAGCAGTAGCGTGTGTAGCATCTCCGGGGGCTGGCAAAGCGATATATTTGACTCATGTAACTATGAGTGGCCGGACGACTGACGTTGCGATTACCCTGCAAGACGAAGACGGTACGGTTCTTTTCGGGCCTATTCAATGCCAAGCTGACGGTGGGGGTAATTTTACGAAGGATTGGAAGTACCCTTTGAAACTGATAGACGATAAAGACTTGGATGTTTTTGCTACTAACAGTCAAGCGTTTACCATTTACGGCGAATACTTCATCGGTCAGGCTCCAATAGTATGATAGTAATAGGCGTTCCAGTTGGTAAGAACTTTGGCATAGATGTCAGGACGGCGGCGTACTGTAGTGCGGAGGCCATGTCTCCCGATGTCAAGTGGGGATATTGCGCCTCTAAGGAGTGCGGTGTCGGCAGGAGTACGTTCGCGCATACAGCACTTTGTAATCCCAACGTGACTCACATTTACAACGTGGATTCGGACGTTGTACCACCGGACGGCACGTTACAAAAACTACTCGAGTATGACTTACCTATTGTGGCCGGTATATATCCGATGTTTACGAAAGACAAGAAAACGTGGTCGTTCAAGATGGATGGTTGTGAATGGCAACCGAGATGTGACTTACCGAAAGACTTGACTGAAGTTACAGCTATAGGCGGTTCGACTGTTCTTATAAAGCGGGAGGTCTTCGAGAAGTTGGAACGACCGTGGTTCAGGGCTTCGTATAGAATCGACAACGGCGACTATATCGAAAAGGAAGATGAGTATTTTAGCAGGATTGCGCGAGCGGCGGGATACAAACTAATGATAGACCCGACAATTATCTGCAAGCATTACAATTACGGAGAAATATAATGGCGATAACAACTCCGACAATGACGGGGCACGAGCCTATCGAGAGAGACGATAACAGGTGGGCGCTTAACTACAGCGATACTTTCGTAGCTCACGCTTTGAATGTCGAATTGAAGGCCGCTCCGACCAGAGACAATAGTGCCTTGTATATAACTCATGTAACGATGGGGATAATAAGGAATCCGGTCTTTACCAACCACACCCCCGACGGCAGATTAACGCTCGTTGATGGTGCTGGAATCAATATCTTCGGCCCTATTCAGTTTGAGGAAAATGGCCAGACTAATATGTCGAAGGACTTCAAACATCCTATGAAAGTAACCGACAAAAAAGCATTAGACCTTACAGGGGCCGGGAAAGGTAGCGGATACCAGGCGTCTTGTATGGTTTATGTAGAAGGATTCACAGGAGATAAACCTCATGGTTGAAATACCCGATACTTGCGAGTTTAATGCCGGTGCGGATCAGGTGCGTCTGATGACGCAGACCAACGGAGATTCTATTACTATGAAGGGTCTCAATCTCGACAAAGACCAAGCTGCTTCGTTAGCGTACTTGATTAACGACACCGACAACCACCTTAAAATAGAGATTAAGGAGGCATAGTATGATAGTGGCTAATTCCGAAACCGGAATATGTAACATGGCGCTCGGCAGGCTCGGCACGAAACGGATTGTTGACATCGAAGATTCTTCCGAAGAAAGCGTAGAAGCCATTCAATGCCGTCTCCATTACAGTCAGACGAGAGATGCGTTAATAAGGTCTCACTGGTGGCGCATGGCAAGGGCAAGGAAGGTCTTGAGTGCAAATGCTATCGACGAGCCGTTCGGTGAATGGGACAATTCCTACGACCTTCCAGTAGATTTCCTGCGAATGAAAAACCCTTACGAGGGCGTAGTGTCGGGCGAGACGGAACTGAGGTACACCTATTCCTTAGAGGGGACTCAACTTCTCTCCAATCAAGGGAG